CACCTTCGTTTGAGTCACCAGAAGTTGTAGAACCAGCGGTAGTCAGAATTGATACGTTGTTGCCAACGTCAGTCTGAGTTAAACCACTAATGGTGGTGCTGTTCGACAACACTGCTACCCGGAAAAGGGCATCAGGATCATCAGAAACGAATGCAGTAATATCCGAAGCGGTAATAGCGCCTGGATAGAATTGCTGTTGTAACAACTGTTTAGTAGTTGGGTTTGTGAACTGACAACCCATGAAAATACCAACAGCGTCGGTTGCGGTAGTTGTGGTAGAAACGCGGCTCAAAGTACCACCTGTGTTCAGACGTACAACATCACCAAAGAAAATGGCGGTTGTAGAACCTGAAGCGATAGGAATTGAGCGAATTTGACCAGCAAATACCTGACCACCGATCAAATTGATCGGTCTGAACCCATAAGGTCCGTCTACGGTAGGATAAGCCATTTAAAACTCCTAAATTAAAAAATTAACCTTTACCAAAACTTACCGTAGATTTCTTCTCATTAAAGAGAGGCATCCGTGGATCATTTTGGCGCATAAGATTATTGTCTACAGCATCCATCTGATTTTCAGCTTGAACTCGGTAATGTTTATTACGTTGTTCAACAAATTCTTCTGGGGTTTTGCAAAGCAATAATCCGCCGATCTCAATGTTGTCCTTAAAACGACTATTGGGATCAACTAACAGCTGGAACTGGGGTTGCTCTTCAATGCGCACTGGTTCCCAGCCTTCTCTCATTTTCCCTGAGATGTTGCGGGGGTCAGCCTGATTAAGAGTGGATACACGGACCCAACGGTAACTAAAACCTGCTTGCTTATCTGGTTCAGGCAACAATTCTGGTTGCGCCCAAGCCGTAGGCCGCTCATAAGTTGTGCGGGTTTCTAATTCACGAGTGATTCTATTTGTAGCCATTTTTTAAACCTCCAATTTTAATACTTCACGGGAATACTGCTCAGGGCTTAAGCCCAATTTTTTGATTAGGGCCATTTGCGACGCTTTTAACGATACCTTTTTGGAGGACGTACTACGCGTTGCCGGAGCTACTACCGTGCTAGGTTTAGTCCGCTGAGAGGTTTGATTCTCTTTAGGCTCTACCGTATTGCTGTCTCCCTCTAACTCAAAGTATTCAGGAAACTTTTTACGCATGGTTTGATCAATGCGTTTGTAATACTGGTCAGTACCAACAATATCCTTGCCGTACTCATCCACTAATTCTTCATGTATCCCAACAGCAAAACTTGACATGGCTTTTTTGGTGCCGTACCAAGGATTTGCATCAAACCAGTCTTGTGTTTTGGCATCAATTCTGGGGCGTTGCTGTTCTACTTCCTGCATTTGTACTTCATTTTTATCTTCTTGTAAAGCGGTAGGTCTAAATTGTTTTGCTTGCTGTGCTGCATATGTAGCTTCGCTTAACTTAGCCTGCGCTTCAACAACCCGATCGGCATCGCCAGATTCAAGCGCTTCTTTGTACTCACGCTTAGCCATTGATACATGGGTTTCTGTCTGGTTTTGAACAGTCTGAATGTAGGTTTTTTCACCTTCAAAGTACTGCGCTTTGAGCTTTTTGTTCTCTTCCAGCACTCGTTTTGCCAAATCAAGGGCTGCTTTTTGCTCACGTTGGGCATCTTCTTTAGCCCTACGCTCGTCGTTCCAGACCTTTTTATACTGCTGAAGACGCTCTTTTTGGTCCCTAGGGGCTAATTCTGCCTCTTCTTCATCAGTAGCTTCCTCAAGAACACGTACTTTATCCACAGGCATAGGCTGCTGGTTACGATCTTCTGGGGGTGTATCGTCCTCAATTTCGATACTAATAGTGTCATCTTCTAAGGGTAAACCCTTAGTTTCTTCTATTTCGTCAGGAAATTTATATTGTTCTTTATCCATTTTATGCTCCTTAAGCGCGTTTAATGCCACGTGGATCCTGAACTACGGCTTCCACTGAGTCATCGTTAATCATTCGAAATTCACGTCCATGAATCAAAAGACGTGTGCCAGCATTTGGTCTGACAATTACGAAATCACCTTGCTTGCACCACGGTCCGTTTGGAAAACGGGTTTTGTCGTTGTAGCAGTCTGGGCCAAGATTGACTACAAATAGAACAGTAGCTAGCTTCTCTTCATAGTTAATGGTTGCGTCTGCTTTTAAGATTCCGCTCTCATATTCTTCCTCGACTTCAGGGATAGCGCAGAGGATGCGATAGCCTGATGGGGTTGGAAGTTGTTTAGCTTTGTCTTCGTCTGATGCTGTGTACTGATAACTACCTACTACTTGTGGACTATTTGGGTTTGATCCAATTAGTATTTCACTCATCTGAATGCTCCAGTTTTCTTGCGAGGTCATTTAGTTCCATCTGCGCAGTAAGAAGACCTCGAATCTTCCCACACATAAACTGGTACTCGGCATAGTCTTTGGCTGTACCGGTTCCCAAGCTTTCTTCAAGTCCCTTAAGTTGAACCTTTAGTTTTTGATCTAATAGTTCTAGGGTTTTGTCCATCATACGTTTTTACCTTTTTTGGAGGTTTGCTGGCGGTTTTGTTGCATCAGCTGCGCTTTGGATTTAGCTAAGTCAATACCTAACTTGGCACCAATCTCTTGCTCTTTGGCTGCACGGCTCTTGTCTTCTTGATTTACTTTGATTTGAGCGTTCATACCCGCAATCATTTCTTGGGACTTAATGCGGTCACGTTCGATCTGAAGTTGGTCTGCTCTAGCTGCGGAATCAGCCATAAGCTTCTTCTCTTTGATTGCAACTTCTGCCTGCTTGATCTGTAATTCTTGTTGTTGCATTTGAATAATCGGATCTTGCTGAGCCTGCTGTGCTTGTTGAGCTTGTTGCTCTTGGGTGTTGCGTTGCAATAATTGTTGTGCAGCCATTGCAGCCCGTTGTGAAATAGCGACCTCAAGCATCTCTGGCATCTGACGCTCTGTCTGATCTGTTTCATCTGGATGGAATGGTAACTCGATACCCATTTGTGCTTCCATCTGCTTACGATACTCGTATGCAATGTGCTCATTAATGTGCGCCATCATAGCTGACTGCATAACCTGTGCCTGTGGATTTTGCCCAACTAACTGCATAATCTTTGGGTCTTTCATTGCAGCCATATGAACCTGAATATGCGCTGGGTGATCTTGGTACAGGAATGCCTTGACCGGCTTCATCATTAAGATGTTCGCATTCTCGCTAACTGGATCTTCCGGCACTTGATCTTCCGGTAGTTTGACCAATTTGTTTGCATTCTTAATCCCCAGTACATCGAGCATCTGACGGTGGAGGAGAGGGAGGTTATATAGCTGAGGCGCCCCTTGAGCCAACTGGAGAACTGCTTGGTACTGAACAATCTTCTGCGCCATCGTCGACGCATTAGGGTCGCTGACCGGTATGACATCGCAGTCATCGTAGTCACTTTTCTTCGCACGGGCCGGACCTTCATTTGGTTCATAGGAATACTCGTCTGGGGTGTAATCACGAATAATGTCGCGCAGTAACTTAAGCTCTTCCTTGAGTGAGTAGTGAATGCGTGCCTGAACTGCACTCATCACTTTTAATGTACGCTCAAGAATAGCCAGTGTTGTACCTACTGGTGCTTGCCCTGACATATCACTTATGTTCAAGTCAGCAGCAGATGCAAAACGACGACCTTCTTCGATGATCTTGTCTAAGAGACCAGCTAAAACCATACTCGGTTCTTTGTATGGCAACGGCATGATGTTGTCACGCATGGTGCCACTTGGTACGTCTACATCTCGGAATTCACCGGGGCTAATCGGGGTATCATCGCCTTTAGTACGTAGTCCACGAGTTTTGAATCCACCGGGCAGATTGCTAAGCGACCCTGCGTCCACGAGCTGTCTAAGTATGGAAGTTCCCGACTTAGCAAATGCACCGATAAGATGAATGAGACCGAAACAGTAGAAGCCAAAACCAGGAATGTAGCCGTAGTGAACAAAGTGATTACGTTTTTGTTTATTCTCATCTTCGGGCCTATAGTTACGACGAATAGCTAATATCTCGCCGGAGGATTTCTCAATAGTCACGATGTATGGCAGCGCAATTCCTGTGGGCTCACCGTCTTTATCTACATCTGGATACTTCTCTAAATCAAGATCAACCTGCATTTCCAATAACTTGTAGCGGTCGTCGGTAGATGCACGGAATCCCATCTTCTCCGCAATCTTCTTCTCAACTTCGTCAAATGTATTAGTTGGTTCAGACAGCTCAATATCTCGGTAGAACCCACCTACTTGTAACTTGCGTAGTTCGTTCTTAGTCTTGCGCATCACATGAGTAATACGTGGTGATTGCGCTAGTGAGGCTGCGCCGTAAGGAACCACTAGATCTTCAGCCGGTACGAACATCGACACCTGGCGATTTAGACTTGGATCAAAATATACTTTCTTAAACGCATTACCTGACAACCCCAAGCCCCAGAGCATACGCTCAGTCTCAGGGCGATATTCTTGCATCACATCCGTCAGCTGGTAGTTCATGTCATCCTGAACCCGTTCTGCCGCTGCTTTTTTCTCTGGTGTCTCTTTACCGATGATCTGCGTCTTAACTGGACCTGCGGCTGGGAAAATAGCCATGATGGTCTCAGCTTGGAACTTAACCAATGTCTCACTTAATAGCGGGTGGTACACACCGCAAGCGCCTTCCCACGGCTCAGACCGCTCTTCGATCTTCATACCCAAGAGCTGCAGGCCATCAACGTAGGTCTGTATCCAATCCTTGCGGGAGCTGATGTCCTCGTCAAACTCACCTAGTAAGTCACCTGAGAGCTCGGTTAATTCCGCTCCACTCATGTACTCGGCTAAGTTTGCATCAAAGTCTTCATCGCTTGGTTCTTCTGGCTCCATTCGGATTGCTAGCCCATTAAGGCCAATCTCAACCGACTCGGGGTCCTCAATCGTAATCTCCAGGTCTGGAGCTTCGTTGTTATCAATATCGGCAATTCCAGTAGGAGCTGCGTATAAACTTTTTTCAATAGCCATAATTTACCTACACGTTGTAGTAACCGGCATTCCGGTACGATTTAAAATACTTTGGTTCATCCGGCTCATCACTATCTAAGCTAATAAAGCCGCCCCTTCTGAAGCGTAATAGTGCTTGGGTCATTGAATCGACTAAGTCATCCTTTTCGCCACTAGGGAAACTAGCTACTTCTTCTACTAACTCGTCTGCCCAATGCGTATTCGGAACCCACACCCTTCCAGATGCAAATATATCAGCAACTGCATTTAAACGGGCAATTTTATCGTTGCCCTTACTGGGCACATACTCCTGCACAGGTATACCCATAGCCCGCAGCTCAAATACTAGCGGAGCGCCAGAAGCTTTAGCCTCAACAATAAGTGCATCAGGCTCCCACTCTTTATATTCTTGGAACGCCCGTTGTTTTAACTCAGGGAACTCCATGCGCAGCTTAAATGAATTGAGCAATATGATGTTTGGCACCATAACACCCACATTATTCTCTTGGTAGAACACCCCCCAGGTCGTACACGCCGAATAGTCAGAGCGCTGCGTCTTTAAAAACGCCGTATCCCAGCTCTGGATCGTAAATTCGCACATCGGAGGGTCATCATGCTCCCAAATCTTCCACCATTCTCGCTTAACAATAGCTGAAACGTCTGAAGTTGGCGCCTGCATGTACTGCGCCATCCACTTACCGTTAGGTAACTCCTGCCGTAGGGCTTCTAACTCGGGCAAACTCCAAAATTCAGGCCAAAGTGGTTCACCATCGTGCAAAATTGCAGGAAATTCAATGACTTCCCACTTTTCTCCCGTTCTTTGCGCCGCTGATTTGACTACTTGACCTGTTAAATCCCGTTTGGACCACCGTGTCATCACTATTATGATGCTGCCGCCTGGTTGTAGACGCTGACGAGGGCCTGATGTGTACCATTCGTACGTTTTATCGTACACCTCGGGGTTGTTTTCCGCTATGGTTGCTTCTTGTTCCGAATGAGGGTCGTCAATAATGAGGATGTCCGCACCTTTACCCGTGACTGCACCACCCACACCAATAGCAAAGTAGTCTCCGCCCTGGTTAGTTGCCCACCGACCTGCCGCTTTGGAGTCTGCTTGGAGTCCAACTCCCGGAAAAATGGACTTATATACATCAGAATCCACCAAGTTACGTACTTTTCTACCGAAACCAACCGCCAATTCAGCGGTGTGTGCTGTTTCAATGATCTTCTTTTTCGGAAATTTACCCAAAAACCAAGCGGGTAGTAAATAAGAAGCAAACTCGCTCTTTGTATGCCGAGGAGGCATATTAATAATAAGGCGCTTACATTCCCCACGGGCTACCCTTTCAAAAGCTTCTGCCATTTCCTTATGATGTTCCCCGTCAATAAAGTGGGGCCACACTCTGTGAACAAAGTCCATGAACTTTTCTTGGCAATTTTCCCTAGATACGACTTCTTCTGTCTCTGCAGTATCTACATCAAACGCACGAAGCTCAGCTGGTTGTAAATTGTCAAGGTTATCAAGGAGATACTGAAGCTCCTCTTGGTTAAGCTCGTCTAGCTTAGGCATTTTTTTCGTTTGGCTCTACGTCCACCACGTCCTCTAAGGACTTCAAACGCCGTTCGGACGGTGTCTCAATAGGTTTCATTGGGCTTTGCATCAGCAACTGGATGCGTTTCTTGATTGCAGCCTTAAGCTCGTCGCTAGTTTTGTGGGTAATCGTAATCTCAGAGCGCTCAGTAAACAGATCCGACGCTTTACCTAGGAGTTCTAGCGCCTTAAGGGCAACTTTGTCGTCCTCAGCCTGGCTGATTTCCATCAATCTATTCACTACTATCGTGCGTACCTGCACCTTGTCAGCAACAACCTGCTTCTCGTACTCACTTAAATAGGCGCCGAGCTTTAGGGCAACGCCTGATCTTTGCAGGGCACTGGTATCTTCTTTAGCGGGCGCGGATTTTTTGTGTTCAGCGGGCTTGAGCTTAGCTATCATCTGCGCAGCTAATTGCTCTTCCTCTTCGGAAATATCCTCTTCCATACCAAGTTCACTTAGCAGGAGCGCAGTATTCCCAGCGATTTTGATTCGCTCTTCGTGTGTTTCGCCACTCTGTGGGTAAGAGTTGGTTGGTGGTGGTACGTCGAGGTTTGGCTCGATTGGTATGTGCATACAGCCTTAGTGGAGGTTTGTATGAACGAAGTATATATTACTTTTTAGGTGGGGGACAATAGCCCTAAGCATGTGAAGCGAAAAATACCATCGCCCCCCGTGTCCTCACGTGAATAAGAACCTAATAAGTATACGAAAAATATATACCCCCCGGGGGGTGCGAAATAAAAAAGGTAGGGGGACCTATTCTCTAGAACAGGATGTAATTAATGGCCCGGAAAAAACATAGGGGGTGGGGATACAACTTTCGCAAGCCGGTTAGCGAAAATCTAACAATACCTATTAGTAGAGCATAGGATGCTGGAATGGTCCTTGAGCTTCGTAGATGAGGTAACTTTTTATAAAAATATTTTTCATGTGATGTATTGTGCAAAACCTTGTGTATATAGCGTTAGTGGTGCGTCAATGTATGTACTTGGGGATGCCACTACGGTGGGTTAACGATATTGTCAATTTTTGCTTCTGTAGAACAGATATTTAATTAACTAATCTATATCTACGAAGTGAGAGAAAATTTTTTTAAAAGGGCTGTTTTGTCTTAGTCGGCTCGGCTATCGATGCCCACAAGTTACCAGCGTTTCCTGTGGAAATCCTACCTTTTAATATTGGTTCGGGTATTATAAACATATGGGGATAAGGGTCACATAATCCCCTCGGACATTCAGACATTCGGTCTACTTGTCCGCTAACCATGTGGCGTTGGAGATGTAATCATGGGTAAAACCAAAAGCGATGTAGTTGTTCAGTTAGTCGAAGCCCCTAAAGCTGAGTATGTTCTGTCCTTGGACATGGCGCAGTTGATCGATCAAGTAGTTGATCGGGTTCTTCAATCTGAGGATCACGCTTTCGAAGCTGATCTAGGTATGGAGAAGTCTGCCATGATGATGGCGCAGGTAATGGGGACTGACCCGAAGTATGTCGAGTGGGAAGCGAAGCGGTTGGCTTGGGTTCGTAAGTACATGAGTCGTAAGCCTAATGCTAATCAGGAATCTGCTGATCGGGCTTGGAGTCGCTTGGCTAAGCGGATGGAAAAGGAGTGTGGCCTGACTAAACCCGCTAAGGGTTCGGCTGAATCTCAGCGCAAGGCTAGTAAGCGTGACGAAGAAAAGAAAGTGCTGGAGTCGATGGTTGATTCTCAGCTTGAATCTTTACTCGCGGCTTACAAGGCTGACGATGAGTTCGCCAAAGCTGGCAAGGTAAAAGCTGAGTTGAAGCGCAGGTCTGACGAAGCTAACAAAGCTGATATTGAGCTTGCTAAAGAAATGCGTGCTGACATCATCAAGCGCATTAAGTTCGTGACTGACATCAGTTTGCTGGCTCAGATTCAAGATGTATTGCCTGAGTTGCCAAGCGAAGATGCGGCAATCTAAGTAGTCGGCTTTACCGTTTGGGGTGCGGTTCACCCCTATTCTATTTTGGAGAATGACATGGATTACAGATCAACCGTTGAAAACTTAATTGATGTTTTGAATGACATTATTAACTCGGGGTATTTGCGTAACTCTGATATGGAGGAACACGCAAAAGACTATATTCGGTACGCACAAAATGATCTTGCGTATAAATTACAACCCGATGATTAAACCTATTTTCTACAACCAAGCCACCTTCGGGTGGCTTTTTTTACGCCCAAAATTCCTTAGCTCTGCTAAGAACGGTCATTGTAGCAACGCGGTAGCCCTTTATTGCGTGGTGCTCATGAATCTATGTGTTTGTTTACTTATGCTCTGTAACAGAGCATAACATAGCTTTTTTAATCTGTCAAGCACGGACTTTAAGACACTTTGTCTACTTGTCCGCATAATGTTCTAGCAATGTTCTATGTAATGTTCCATGCTAAGTCCTTGATTATTAAGCAATGTTCTATTGTACCTAATGTTCCAACTTTTACTTTGCGCACTTTTAAAAAATCTCGTTCGAAAGACCCCCCTCGCA